ATCAAATGTACCTGCTGTTATATCTTCTGTAAGTGTTTGAATATCTTTAAAATTTTCTGTTATTTCTGCAATATTAGAAAATATTATTGTTTCATTATTACTTTCGTTTCCAAGTTTATCAACAGCTTTGATACAAAAAGCACCACTTCTTGTATTAGTTGTAATTGATGTACCAGATGTTCTAGGAACTTGTAGCCAATTTACTGATTTATTCCATTGTGCATTTGAAGTAACATTTTGGTATCTAATCTCATAAAAAGATACATCTAGATCAGTATTAGCATCCCAATTTAATTGCATTTGAGAATTACCAAGCATATTAACACTGAAGTTTTTTACATCAGAAGGTGGTAGTGTTGCACCAATTATTAATCTATCAGCACTTGCGTATGAAGAATTAACACCTATTGAGTTGATAGCTTTTACTCTTACATTGTATGTGCTTCCATCAATAACATTCAACATTTCATAATTTAAATCTGACCCCACAGCTAATATTTTAAAATTACTTTCTGTGCTTAATTTTACCTCAACTTGATATTGAGATACAAATTGATCTGGACTAGCACCGACTGCAATATTTAATCTTGTTAAAACAACACCCTCTGAATATTCCACTAGTTCATCTGTTAATGTAATAGAAGCAGGTGCAGAAACAGAAAATGGATTTGGTAGTGTTGTATCTGGAATTGATGCCACTTCTTGTTGTGTTCCAAATGTATAGAAACTATCTTGATGTTCAGTTAAAGCTAGAGTTACTTGCATATCTTTTTTTATACTTAAAGACATAACTCTAAATGCTTTTGCACTAAAAGCAGGTGTTGCATGAGTAATATTAACAATATCTCCTACTGCTAAATCTAAAGCTGTTGCATCTGCAGTTACACTGACATTCAGTATTGATCTACTTTTTCTTAATATAATTTCAGCTAATTCTTGTGCTTGATAAGGACTAGTGATTGTAGGAAAATCAAATCTACCTTCTAATAATATACCACCATCAGCAGTTAATAATGTTGCGTGTCTATCTGCACTTGCTTCATTACTATCATCAGCAGGTGGATATTGTACTTCATCAGATTGAAAGTTTTTGTCTGGGTTAATAAAAGAAACAATTACTCTGTTATATCTTGAATTTTTACTTGCACTTGAAACATTAATACCACCTATGATATTATCTTCTGTTAATGTTATTGCGGCACTTCCAGATGTTTCTGTAACAACTTTATATTTACCTGCTGTAAAATTTAAGAATGACCTAGCACCGCCTAAAAATGTTTTAACATTATCAATAATTTTTCTAGAACTATCTATAACTGCATTACAATCCATCAAATCAATTTGACTTGCACCAGAATAGGGAGTTATATTTGCATCACAGACATCACCTGCTGTTTGCCAATCTGCATAATTAGTATCAAAATACTCGTTAGATATTCCCATGCCATATCTACTATTTCTTAAATAATCTAATAAACAATAAATAGGATTATCTGAAAATTCCCATGTTGAACTTGTATCTTCTCTATGACTTCCTGTACCGCCTGTCTTAGTTCCGTCTAAATTAGGATTATAAACTTTTTTTCCTTTTACTAATGCTTGAACTGTTGGAATACTTCCAAAGGCATCTTGATTCCATGTAAATTTTAAAGATAAATATGCTAGGCCTCTAAGTCTATGATTGGAAGTCCATGATGAAAGTTCACCAACTAAACTATCTTGTGTTTGATCGTCTGCACCAAAGTGAGGTCGAACTGTAATTAAACTTGCACTATCTTTGAAAAAATTTGCATCATTACTAGCAACTGTTCTTTCAGTATTATCAGCTAAATCACCAGACCAAGTAACAGGATTATCATTGACAAATATTGTTGTTATATCATCTATTTCACCCTCACTTAGGACTAAAACCATATACAAATGAGTATTACTTGCTCCAGATGTTTCAAGAAAGACTACATTCCCTCCAACTTTTCTTGTTCCATAAACAATGGGTATAGAAGCATTTGATTGAAATTTATTTACTAAAACACCTTGAGCATTTTTATCCTGTTGTAAATCTCCAAAGTCTGGTATCTCTGGAGTTGGAATAATCCAAGAAATTACTTCTTCAAATATCTCACCAACAAAATCAAAGAAATCACTAAAAAAACCCATTATATTCTACCCCATTTAATATCTTTGACTGTTAGTGCCGCAAACTCCATACCTTTGTCACCACTGAAAAATCTTTGTTGTGAATTATCACTTGTAGTTCTCCCAGATATTTTTTCAAAGTTACCCCAATGTGATGTAATATTTAATTTGACTGTTGCGGTGCTTCCATCATCTATAATATTAGCTTCATCAATCGTTCCGTAATAAATTAAAAAAGGATCAGCTATCAGTGCATTAGAACTATTTAAGAAACCTCTGTAAATCTTGACTACATCACCAATAACATTGTTGTTTAAAACTACTGCTACATATGTTTGTTCAACACCAGATAAATTTATTTGTAAAGAGTTCTTAGCAGGTGAACTAGCTTCATTGACTCCTGCAATACTTAATAAATGACCAGATGCAGTATATGTTAAAGAACTACCAGAAACATCAGAAGTTAAATCAAAACTACAATCAGTAAGATATACAGTTGTTGGAAAGCCTATGTGTACTAAATGTACAGGTCTTATATTTCCTGTTGCAAGTTCTGTTTTGACTGCACTCGTTAATCCTCTTGCCATTATAAACTTTCACAGACATCAAATTCAAAATTAAATAAAGGCTCTCCATCTCCATCTGCGTTATTAGCAGGAAATTCTTGTAAATCACTTACTAGATGAACTGTAAATGGAACATCATCATAAGTTACACCTTCATCATTTGCTAATGCTGAAACTAATGGAGGCTCAATTGTTACAGTAGCGGCATTACTACTAGAAGTTACATCTGCAACAACCATGTAAACCTTTGTATGATTAGCAAATTTTATAAAATCTCCTGCACGAAATCTATGAGTTCCATCTGCATGAAACCCATCCATAGTAATAGTTGTATCTCCTACTGTGTGTGAATTATTTACTAATACTGTTCCAGACTCATTTCCTTTAGCATCTAGGTAATTAGGAAATGTTATTGTAAAATCTTCCTTACTTGATCTTTGTTTTATTATAAAAGCCATGATTGATTGAAAAGCCAATCTTGGTTGTGTTTTGTAACTACAAGTAAATTTAAACCTTTGACCATCTACTTGCCTTCTAAATGTTTTTCCACTGTCAGTAGTAGACATAAGAGTTTTTTGTTCACTTTTAATATTTATAGCTGTGAAATCTGTGTTCGGTAAAGCACCACTCATACTAGACTTGCTCTTCCTTGTTCATTAACAGCACTATTAATCATTCCTACTATTGTTCCTCTACTGTTAGTTAATAATTCTTCAAATCCTTTTGCATCTACTGTTGTAATATTAAAGTTTACAGTTGTAGATCCACCACCTATTTTATCGTTTGGCACTATAGTTCCATTTGTACTAGGTATCATAATTTCACTTCCTGCTTCTCCCACCATATATGGTTGTCCTGCTACAACCGCACCTCCTGTTTGTCTTGCTGAGAATGACTGAGATCTTATAGCCGCAACTTGTGCGAATCCTGCCGCACCTTGTGCCGCCGCTACTGCAAAATTTAATGGTGGTGGATAGGTAGCTAATGCGTTTGAAATTGCTCTATAAGTATTAATTATTGTCATTCCTGCTTGAAATGCTTGATATGCTTTAAATGCTGTTTTATTCAATCCAGATAAAGCACTTAATCCTGTTTCTGTTGCACTAACTATTTCTCTTTGTGCATCTTTTTCTAATTGTACTTTTCTTTCATTTCTAGCTTCTTGTCTTTTAAATGCTCTTTCAACTTCCTCATCTAACTTTTTCATTCTTTCAATTTCAGCATGATTTATAGTTTTCATTATTTCATTATTACGAATTTGGAATTGTTCCATTCCCTTAGCTAGTTCCATATTTTTTGATATTGCTTCACTATTTTTTTCAATAGACTTAGTTCCATTATCAGTGTTTTCACCAATAGAGA